GTCTAAGGTCTATTACTACAAAACTATGATAGAAGCAATTAAAGAGATAGTGGACAACATCAAGTGGAGACATTCTACAATTAAAAATATGATTGAAGCAAGGAAATTTGAGGCAGGTTCTTAATATGAAAAAGAAAGCATTTAAAGCATTATTAGAATACGGAACGCATCCATCATTCCCCGCGATGACTGTTCCCTCATCAAATTTGATGAACAGCGAAGTTGTGATGGCATCCGAGTGGTTGGTTGAACGCAAAACCGAAATAGAAAATGAGTTTGAAGTGAAGGCAAAAGAACTCTATGACATGGCAGTCACTACCACAAGACTCAACTCTGCTATTAAGTCATTTAAACCCATCATAGGCAAAGTGTATTTCTTGTATCAAAGGACAGCAGGGGACGAGTTCGTCAGTCACATTGAACCCCACACATGGACACCCTCTACGCAACCCTATAAGTATAATGGTATGTTTAAATTAAACTCCAATTCCATATGGGTTCGTGTTAAGAGTACAGGCGGTCTACATGACGAAAGGGATTGGCGACACTGGGGGCAGTAAAATCTAAATGAGTAGCAATATAATAACTATTCAAATGCAGAGTCATTCAACTATGGCGATTCTTTGCGAACCTAATATTCGCCAAGAACTATCTGACTATTTCTGCTTTGATGTTCCAGGTGCAAAGTTCATGCCTATTGTTAAGCGTGGGCAATGGGATGGGAAGATACGGTTATTCAATACACTGACTTGTGAATTGCATGTTGGACTCTACGCAAAACTCTGTCGTTTCTGTGCAGACCGTCACTATCATATGGCACTCAAGAAGTCTGCCTATGGATTGCCAAACGCAAAGAATACCGTTGACCATCAAGTTATGGTGAAACAGATTGCATCTTACAAGTCTACGTTTGAACCTCGCCCATACCAATATGATGCGATTGTTCACGCGATTGAGCGAAAGCGAGCGGTGCTTTTATCCCCCACTGGTTCGGGTAAGTCGTTTATTATCTACAATCTTATGCGATGGTTCCTTGAGGAATACGAAAGCAAAGTATTGATTGTTGTCCCCACTACATCCCTTGTTGAGCAGATGTATAAAGACTTTGCTGACTATGGATTTGATTCAGAGAAAGAAGTCCACCGCATTTATTCTGGTAAGGATAAGATAACAAACAAGCGCGTCATCATAACCACATGGCAGTCTGTCTACAAACTGGGGCAACCTTGGTTTGAACAATTCGGGTGTGTGTTTGGAGATGAGTGTCACCTATTCAAAGCAAAGTCTCTTACGAGTCTTATGGACAAATGCACCAACGCATCCTATCGTTTTGGCACCACAGGGACGCTTGACGGGACGCAGGTAAACAAGTTGGTATTGGAAGGTCTCTTTGGCCCTACTAAACAAGTAACCTTCACACGCGACCTTCAGGACAGTGGTACGCTTGCTAAACTAAAGATTGACATCCTTGTGGTGGAGTATCCTGAACTCAGCAGACAGATTGTTAGCAAACTAAATTACCAAGAGGAGGTTGATTACCTTGTTACACACGAAGGACGCAATAAACTAATACGCAACCTCGCGGTGACGCAGAAGGGCAATACTCTGGTGTTGTTTCAGTTTGTGGAAAAGCATGGTGAGGGACTATACAACTCTATCAAGAAGTTGAATGAAAACTCTTACTATGTGCATGGTGGAACAGATGTCTCTGACCGTGAGGCGATACGAGGAATCGTAGACGGAAGTGATGGCGCAATCATCGTTGCTTCTATGGGAACGTTCTCCACAGGTATAAATATTAAGAACCTACATAATATTATTTTCGCCTCTCCATCTAAGTCTCAAGTGAGGGTGCTTCAATCAATTGGTCGTGGTTTGCGTAAGTCGGATAACGGATTAGAAACAAAGTTAATAGATATCGCAGATGATCTTCAATGGGAATCAAAGAAGAATTACACTCTTAATCACTCGGCAGAACGAATAAAGATTTATAAGAGAGAGCAATTCGACTTTGACATACATAAGGTGTTACTATGAGAGAAGAAGAAGAAGAATTTAACATACAACAGATTAGATTTTCAAACGGTACTGAAGTCCTCGCCAATGTAATACTTTGGCAAGATGATGAATTAATGGAAGCGAACTGTATACTAGAAATAGACAGACGCACATATGATCCTGACTTTGATGTTGAAGAGAATAAGTCATATTATGTCCTAAAACCTTGGATATCATATATCGATAATATGCACAAGGTGAGTGTTATTAATCCAGTTAGTATACTTTCTGTTACCACTCCTGCCCCAATCGTGGTTGAACAGTATGCTAATTCTCTGACTGAAATCATCAAATACATGACAGATAAAGTAGAACCCGAAGATGAGGCGGAAACTGAACTACGCACAGATAATATTAATGTTATTCCATTTACTCCCAAAAAGAATATTCAACTGCTCACTGAAGATTAAAAAATTCCCTTGACATCTTAGTCTGAATGCTTATAATAGAGTATCCAGATTGAGTAATAAGGAAGTTTAAGTATGACCGATAAAACCGTAGAACCTAAGAAGTTAAAACCCCGCGAAAAACCCCACTATGTCAACAACTCTGATTTCAGTGACGCAGTTGTAGATTTTGCAAAATCATCACAAAAAGCAGTATCAGAGGGAAAACCAATTCCTGTTGTGGGAGACTATATTGCAAACTGTCTATTGAAAATATGCGAAGGTTTATCACACAAATCAAACTTTGTTCGCTACACCTATCGTGATGAAATGGTCATGGATGCTGTAGAGAACTGTCTCCGCGCCATAGGTAACTATAATGTAGAAGCAGCGACACGCAAGGGCAAACCTAACGCATTCGGTTACTTCACGCAGATAGCATGGTACGCCTTCCTACGAAGGATTGCTAAAGAGAAGAAGCAACAAGATGTCAAACTTAAATATATTGCTGAGTCTGCACTTGACGAATTTATGGTAGACCCTGATGAAGACCCTGAAGTGGCAAAGGCAGTGCAGTCCTTTGTTGATAATTTACGACAAAGGATTGACGAAGTGAAAGAGAAAGATCAGAAGTTTGAGTATTATAAGAAGAAGAAACTGTCAAACAAAAAGAAGTCTACCGACTCCGACCTTACAGATTTTATTGAGGAATAAGACTTGCGATTAGCCATACTTAACGACACTCACTGCGGCATTCGTAATAGCAGTGATATTTTTATTAACTATCAAGAAACTTTTTACAGAGATGTGTTTTTTCCATATCTAATAAAGAATGATATCAGGCATATTATTCATCTGGGCGACTATTACGAGAATCGTAGGTTCATTAATTTCAAAGCACTGAATGCTAACCGCAAACATTTCCTTGAAAAACTACGAGAGTATAATATCACTATGGATATTATTCCAGGAAACCACGACACCTATTATAAAAATACAAACAACCTGAACTCGCTCAAAGAGTTGTTGGGTCACTACATGAATGAAGTGAACATCGTTGAAGAACCAACTGTATTAGACTATGATGGTATGAAGATGGGACTTGTCCCTTGGATATGTCAAGACAATGAAGAGAAGATTCAAACCTTCCTCAAGAATTGCCCTGCTGATGTTATTGGTGGACACTTTGAACTTATCGGTTTCGATATGATGCGCGGTGTCCCATGCACACACGGAATGACTTCTGACAATCTCAAGCGATTTGAGTTGGTCATGTCAGGTCATTATCACGCTAAATCAAACCAAGAGAACATACACTACCTTGGTTCACAAATGGAGTTCTTTTGGAATGATGCACACGATGATAAATTCTTTCACATCCTCGACACGGATACTAGGGAACTACTGCCAGTTCGAAATCCCGTCACTTTGTTTGAGCGCATACGGTATGATGATACCAAGCATGATTATAATACAATGGCTCTGGAATATCTAGACAATAAATTTGTAAAGGTTGTCGTTATTAACAAAACTGATGCATTCACCTTTGACAGATTCCTTGATAGAATACAGCAGAAAGATATCTATGAGTTAAAAATTCAAGAAGATTTCTCTGAGTTTAATAGTGACAATGTGAATGATGAAGGACTTGAGGTTGAAGACACCAGCGAACTTTTGAATCAGTATGTCGATAATGTAGAAACCCTATTGAACAAAGACCGTATTAAAA